TTGCCATTCCTGCCGCTGACACAACCGATGCAATGCCACTAAATGCGGCACTAATCACACCACCGATTGCCGTAATGATAGGCACAATTTGTGTTATCGCTGTAACAATCGCCGAAATAATTTGGCTGATGATAGGTGCAAGAGTTTGAACAACCGTGACGATGGCAGAAATCACTTGACTAATGACTGGTGCCATTGTTTGAACGACTGTCACAATACCTTGGATTAAGGTCATAATGACTGGTGCCGTTGCTTGGATAGCTTGTACAATTACTTGTAAAACCATTGCAATTTGTGGACCAAACTGACCGATTACTTGAGCAACTTGGACAATACAATTCGCAATAACCGGAGCAATTGCCACGATAGCGTTAGCAATTATCTGGGCTACTGCCGTGATTGTATTGCCGATAATTTGAACAATCGGAGTTACTGCTGTAACTATCTGGCTAATCGCAGAACCTAGAGCGGTAGCCAATCCACTAAAAGCGTCAATGATAGCTGGCAACGTCCCTAAAATAGACGTCCAAGCATTCCCAAACGCCGTAATCGCTGGAGCTGCATTGCCTAGAGCGGTGCCGATAGCTTCAACCAGCGGTGAAAGCTTGGCGAGTCCTGGTGCTGCTTCACCGACTGCCTTAATGACGATACCAAACGCCGTCCCAAACGCTTCAACGATAGACCCCGCTGCCTTTCCGATGGATTCAACAACGGTACCAAACGCTGAACCGATAGAGCCAATGATTTGTGAAACACCACTTGCATGACTTGCTAGTAGCGAGAATGACGCCACAATCAATGCAATCCCAGCACCGATTCCGACTGCTGCGATAGCAATACCGGTAGCAAATGAAAGTATTTGAGCTGAACTTAGGCCTTTAAGACCTTGTAAGGCGAATTTCAACCCTTGCCCAAAACCTTTGTAGGTCTCGGCAATACCTTTGAATAAGGCCGTCAACACTCCTTTAATCGCATTTCCAGACGATTTGATAACGTTTGACATCCCGCTAAATAGCTGAGTAATCGTCGACTTAGAACGTCTAGCGCTATTAGTTGCTTCCCCCATGCCGGCAGCAGCGTCACTGCCAAACTTTTTGAATGGGTTAAGGCCTTTGATAAAGTCAAGCCCTTTCAGAGCGGAGCTGAACACCGCTAACGCAGCTTTTGCACTCGCAAAACCAGCTACCATCGCCACTATTCCAGCAGCTAGGCCGTTAAACACGCCTTGAGGAATAGATGATAATAGCCTTGAGAACGCAGATATTACTTGCGAAATCCATTTAACGAGTGTCCCTAGTGCGGTACCGAGTCCAGAGATGACCGCTTGCATTTCTGAGCTTTTAAACACATTAGCAAACGATGCACCTACTTGCTTGACTAAGTCCCAAGTTGTGCTTAATGCTGACCCAAAGGCTTGAAACGCTCCTGTATCAGTGAATGAGCTAACGAAGCTCTTGACTGATGTAGTAGCAATCCTTAAGCCGTTTGAAATGCCGTTAGCAATATCACCAATGGCGCTGCCTAGCCCTTGCAATAGCTGATTGCCATTGATTGAGCTAAACATAGCGCTTAACTGGCTACCGATATAGCTGAATGTGCTGGATAGCGACTTAACCGCACCAGTGCCACTGAACCCTTTCCAGAGCGATTCTAAGCCTTTGCCAATTCCGTCTGAAATCTTATTAAAATCAATCTTCTCAATAGCATCGGTTAACCCTACCACCGCTTTGATACCAATCTGATTGAGTTTTTCAAATTGTGGCATTAGTTTATTAGCTAACGACTCTTTCATACCGTCGATAGCTTGGTCAACAGTCTTAAATTCGGTGGCCATCTTACTGAATGTGTCGTTGTTCCCGACTTTAGCAATGGCGTCAAAGAAGTCCTCGGTCTTAATCTTGCCGTCTTGTACGGCTTGCACCATTTCAGCGGTACTCATGCCCATTTCTTTCGCAATCGCCGCAATACCGGCAGGCGTTTGTTCTAGCATGAGTTTGAAGTCTTGCCACTGGACTTTAGGCTTAGCAGCCATTTGTGTCGCTTGCTGGCTCAAGGTCTTCATAGCTTGTTGTGGATTCTCTGCCGCTGCTGCAAGACCCCCAAAGCCCTTTACAAGCTCGGTTGTATTCTTCGTTCCAACCGCTGCTAACTGAGAGTAGGTAGAGGCCATGTCGGACGCTGAATAGATGGTCTTGGTCGCAAAGTCCTGCAACTCGCCTTTGACTTGCTTGATTTGGTCAGTAGGCATGTTAATCTGTTGCATGTTGCCTTCAAAAGTCTTCCATGCTTTAGTCGAGCTATTAAGCTCACCAACCATGGATTTCATGCCATTACCAAGGGCACTAATACCGCCCATGATAGCACCACCGATTAAATTAGCACCGAGAACAGACTTGAAGACCGAACCAACTTTACCGGCTGAACCTTTCAAGCCCTCTAACGCCCCTTTGATACGTTTAGCCCCACTTTCAGCGTCCTTCCCGTCGAACAGCGCCTTGATGGTGACTGTACCATCTGACATAGATTATCCCTCCTTTCTAAAATTCTTCTTCGTATTCTTCTTCCTCGATAATGTCGTTAGGAAGGGCATAATCTTTCTGAAGCCTACGCATTTCCTCTTTGTATTCCGCTGAGTCGCCCTTTTGTGCCTTCCATTTACGAATTTTGACCACTTCCATGAATTTCGTACCCTCTGGCAATCCAGATAATAGAGCGTTAAACTTCTTCCAGTGAAGTTCGCCTTGAACATCGAATAGATCAATGCCGTAAGCCTGCAAAAACGAAGCATAGATATAATCGCCGTCATAGCGAATGTCATAAGGTGCTCTTTGTTTCGTATCATCACTTACTGTGGTCTTCATAGGGTTGCCAGCAAGGTCATACTCGACATGGTTGTCTTCAACTTCTGACAAGCTGATATGTTCCTCAAATACCTCGTTGAATATCTCTGCCATTTCTTCCACGGTGAAGTCTTCCAAGGTCTCACCGGTCAAAATACGGATGCCAAAATGCGGTTTGACAAACTCTGGAACGTCTTCGTCTCTCCACATTTCAAAAAGCTTTAGGACGTTGTTAAACGAAAGGTCTAAAGGGTACTCTTCATCATCGATTACTAACGTATCTGTTAGTTTTCGTGACAAATCAAGCATTTAGATACTTATCGAGGGCTGCTTTTGAGTTTTGTGTTTCAAATTCCTCTGAAATGCCTTTGATGGCTTCAATCAGATAGAACATGGCGTTGATTGTTGACTGACCAGCGAATGCGTAGACTTGTTTGAACGCTTCTTCATCATCAAATACTTGGTTAAAACCATCTTCTACCAATGCTTTCAACGCTCCGAGAGCTTCTTCATCGCTTGTTTCTTGGAACGCTTGCCCTTTGGCTTGCAAGTCCTCACCAACAGCCTTCATGCGTTGAATATTGCCGTCTGACACTGGGAAATTAAGTTGGAACTCACCGAAATCGACCGGAATGACATTGCTACGTTTTTTAATTACTACCATGTTTGTTATTCTCCTTTAATACGAAAAAAAGAGGGTAAGGGCTAAACCCCACCCTCTTAGTTGTCTTATCTTATTTTATTTAGTTAGGTTATCCACCGACTACTGGTGTGCCAGTTTCTGATGAAGCACCAGAACGGGCTGTACGTCCAGAAGTTTCAGAACCAGTGCCAGCGGCTGCGGCTGGTGATGAAGTGACTTCATGTTTTTCTGGAGTACGTGACCAGTTAACTTGGAACTTGATTGTTTCAAGCTCTGAAGCTTCACCGTCTCCGACTTCAATTTCAGAAAGTCGAGCAAGACCTTCTTTGTAAGTCTTACCATCAGCGGTAACTTCCTTGTACCAAACAATAAGGTCGTCAGCTACGGCATCTTCCTTGTCAACGACAAAGTTTTGAGCTTTGTCAGCATAGTCACGATGCCCCTCAAATGAGCGTCCACGAGATTTTGAAGTGATAACTTTTTCTTTTGTCCCGTCGCCGTCGAAGTAAGCAACGTCATCGTCTTCTGCGTCATTTTCTGGTGCAGATTCTTTGATGCCTTTAGCAATCCACATATACTTATCTTCAGTTGGTGGAGTGTCTGGATGTTCTGAATCGAACGGTGCAATGTAATGCTTACGAATCGCATTTTTAAATTTAGCCATTTAGTTAAGGCTCCTTTCTACTTCAATAGTTGCTTGCAAGTCTAGCAAGTAAATGTAATAGTCTTGGTCATTGACATCGTTAAGGCTCGGTGTCTCAACCTTCAATGACAAGAATGTGTAAGAATTGTTTAAACTTGGTAATTCAAGACCGATTTTGGAAAGCTCAGTATTGATTTTCCAAAGTGTTGCGTTCACTTTCTGTTGGTCTTTGGACTTAATCGCTATCTCATAAGGTAGCGACAAAATCTGTGTGCCAGCCATGTCTTCGTCTTCCACTTTGCCACCGGGCAAAGCGTATATTACCAAGTCTTCACCTTCGTTTAGGTAATCTAGTCGAGGTGTTAGTGGCAAGCCTAGACCAGCTAGGAAATCTTTCAACACCTCTGAAAAATCGTTATTATTCACTATCTAACTCCCATCGCTCTAATTGCTACTTGTCCCCACTGTTTACTGTGTTTGGCAGCAGCCTTTTTATCCCAACGCCCACCAGTGCCGGGCTTCGGTTTCTGTGCTAGCAGTCTATCCTTATTCGCAAAGAAAAACTTACGCTGTTTCTCTGAGAAAAATAGCTTAAGCCTTCGATTATAAAACCTAATTCTTGCATAAGGTGTCGACCATACCAACGTATCAACATTAGAGTGTCCGCTACCTCGCAAGTGCCCTGACTGAACTGGTGTGTACTTGTTCATATCCATAAGCATTTGATTACTCATGGCAATCTGACCACGTCTGACCGCTTCGGGACTGCATTTCTTTTCAAGGCCCTGCAAATCTACCTTGATAGTTACATCAGCACTCATCAAATCACCTCGACTTCATAACACAAGATAGTGTGCTTAAACGGATGATATTGAGGAATAATTTTACGGATGATGTAGTCTCGGTGAGTGTCATTTACTCGACCATTCAACCAACTATCATCCAACTCAATGGGTGTATATTTCGGATAGATCATGAGAACCGAGAAATTATTCTCAGTTCGATTTTGACCACTGCCAGTGTGAGATACAGCCCTATCAAATCTAACGGATTTAAGGGTTTTGGGCTCATCATATGTTACTTTTCCCCAACCGTCCTTTTCTCCCGTTGGTTTTTGAATCGTGACAGTATCAACTAACATGCGTTTATCTATCATAGCCCACCGCCTTACAGCCAAATCCAGCCAATGTCAGCCAGTTTAGAGCGTCAAGGGATAGATTATACCTCTGACCACCGTTAGACGATTTAGAGCCGTTCTGATAGCTTACATGAGTACGTCCGACAGTCATGCTCGCTAGTGAAGTCTTGTCTTCAGCAGTCATCACACCGCTTGAGTCTAAATAAGCGATTTGATAAGCTACTGCCTTTTTAACCGCTTGTCTCCGTGGCTCGAAGTCCGTTTCGAAATCGGTGAAATCGTAGAAGTTTTTGATATACAAATCAACAATGAGCTTAGCTCTAGCCGCTAGTGTTTCAAAGTCTTCTACGTCTTCAAAACCAAGTTTTAAAAATTCTGTTTCGGTTAAATATGTCATTTAACCACCTCCTTCTGTTATTTTAGGAGGTCTAAGAGTTCCGCTTTGGTAAGCGCTGAAATACCAGTCAAGCCTCGTTGTTGTGCAATGATACGCAAGTCAGCAACGGTCTTGTCTTCTAGCGTTTCAGTTACTTGTTCTTGAACGTCATTAACAGGCGCTGCTTGCTCGCCGATAGTATGACGACGCATTAGCATACCCATTAAGCACCTCCGAATTTAACGACTTTTGAATCGTCGTAAAGGTAGACACCGTAGTATTCATCGCCAGAATAGACAGTAGTCTTTTTCAAGATGTCACGGTCATTTTCAATCATGACATCACGTTTCAAGTTGATCACGAATGCTCCGTATTTAGCATCGTCGTCTGTGTCTGTTTGAAGTGAAGACACTTTAACAAGGAAACCTTTTCCTTCTTCAACTTTCTTAGTGCGGACGATTTGCACGCCAGCTACTTCACCGAAAGTGCCAGAAACGACAACATCAGCACCAACTTCTGAACCCTTCAACCAGTTTTGACCAGCGTCAGCACGCAATTTAATTGCGTCTTTTGGATTGATAAGGGCCACATAGCGAGCATCTTCTTCGTCAGCAAAGATTTCCAAGGCTTTGTCAATGTTCGCCACCGAAACAGGAGCTTCAGTGATGTTTTGTGTTGCAGTTTTGGCAACTTCAACGATATCGTTATCGACTTTGTTAGCGATAGCCAAAGCAATCTGATTAGTAGCTTCACCGTAGACGTTGCCATGACCGACCAAAGCAGCTTTATCGGTGATTTCAATAGCTTTACCAGCTTGTTTGATTTTCATTTTTGTTTCTTTAGTCCCAAGTTGGTCGATTGGGATTGATTGGCCTTCAGTGATTTCAGTGGCATCACCAGAATATGTCC